ACCAGGCGCAGGAACGCCAGCTTGCGATCCAGAAAAAAAAGGGCACGCTTGTGGATCGCGCCCGAGCAGAGGCGCTGGTGTTTCGTCTGGCCCGCCAAGAGCGCGATGTCTGGGTCACCTGGCCAACCCGCGTGGCAGCCCTGATGGCCGCGCAATTGTCCGCAGGGATGGAGAAGGCGCAGGGCACACCCGTGACGATCAACACTGCGATCCTGCAAAGGGTGCTGGAAACCCATGTCCGAGAGCAGCTTAACGCCCTCGCAGACCTCAGGGTCTCGCTTGCATGAGGGTGATCATGATCACAGCCTGAACGACGGCGACCTAACCGAGGGGCTCGACCTCGGCTTTGATGGCGCTGAGGACATACTGCGCATCTGGCGGCGCGGGATCCGGCCTGATCCAGATCTGACAGTGTCGGAATGGGCAGATACGCATCGCAAACTGTCGTCCCGCGCCAGTGCTGAACCCGGGCAATATCGCACGGCGCGCACGCCCTATCTGCGCGAGATCATGGACGCACTATCGCCGCGCCACCCGGCGCAGCGGATCACCTTCATGAAGGCCGCACAGGTCGGCGCCACGGAGGCGGGTAATAACTGGATTGGCTTTGTTATTCACCACGCGCCAGGCCCGATGCTGGCGGTGCTGCCCACGCTGGAGATGGCAAAACGTACCTCGCGGGGTCGGATTGATCCACTGATCGAGGACAGCCCGGCGCTGCGGGAAAAGGTGAGCCCGGCCCGCTCGCGGGACGCGGGAAATTCGATGCTGTCAAAGGAATTCCCCGGTGGCATTCTGGTGTTGACCGGGGCAAACTCAGCCACTGGCCTGCGCTCAATGCCCGCGCGTTATGTGTTTTTGGATGAGGTTGACGCCTATCCGGCATCCGCAGACGAGGAAGGCGATCCGGTCACGCTGGCCGAGGCCCGCACCACCACCTTTGCACATCGACGCAAGGTGTTCATGGTCTCGACCCCAACCATTCGGGGCCTCAGCCGGATCGAGCGGGAGTTCGAGGCCTCTGACCAGCGGCGTTATTTTGTGCCCTGCCCGCATTGTGACCACAGGCAATGGCTGCAGTTCGAGCGGCTGCGCTGGGACAAGGGGCAGCCGGAAACTGCAATGTATCACTGCGAGGGCTGCGAGAAGCCTATCGCCGAGCATCACAAGACCGAACTGCTGGCACGTGGTGAGTGGCGCGCCACCGCTGTGTCAGCCAACCCGAACGCGATCGGGTTCCACCTCTCGGCGCTGTATTCACCGATTGGTTGGAAAAGCTGGGAGCAGATCGCCCGTGACTGGCTGGCGGCACAAGGCTCGGACGAGATGCTGCGCGCCGCGCGCAATACCCTGCTGGGCGAGACATGGGTCGAGAGCGGCGATGCGCCGGAATGGCAGCGCCTCGCAGATCGCCGCGAGACGTTTGTGGCCCAAATCCCAGCGCGGGGACTGTTTCTGACCGCTGGGGCGGACGTGCAGAAGGACCGCATCGAGGTCGATGTCTGGGCTTGGGGCCGTGGTTTGGAAAGCTGGCTTGTCGATCACATCGTCATTCCTGGCGGGCCGGATGATCCTGCCTGCTGGGACAAGCTGACGGCCCTTCTTGGCCAGACATGGGTTCATGAACACGGCGCTGTGATGCCACTGGCGAAGCTGGCAATCGACACTGGTTATGAGACGGCCGCCGTCTATGCATGGGCCCGCATCCAAGGCATCGCACAGGTGGCGCCCGTCAAAGGCATGGAAGGGTTCAACCGAACAACGCCGGTCTCGGGGCCGACCTTCGTTGATGCCACGGTAAACGGACGAAAGCTCAAACGTGGTGCGCGGCTCTGGACCGTGGCCACCGCCACCTTGAAGGCAGAGACCTATCGCTATCTGCGGCTGGAACAGCCGAGCGATGAAGGCCGCGCCAGCGGCATGTCAAATCCAGCGGGCACGATCCACCTACCGGACTGGGCTGACAGCGAATGGCTGAAGCAGTTGGTGGCCGAGCAACTGGTCACGATCCGCAACAAGAGGGGCTATGCGCGCCAAGAATGGCAAAAAATGCGCGAGCGCAACGAGGCGCTGGACACCCGGGTTTATTCCCGCGCTGCCGTCTGGATCCTCGGTGCTGACCGCTTCGATGAGCGCATGTGGCGACAACTCGAAAAACAAGCGGGGGTGGAGACCATCACGGCCGTCACTACAGCCGCAACGGACACCCCGTCCGAGCCTCAGGCCGGGCGGATCGCCGCCTCCCGCAAGCGTGGTTGGCGGGTAAGCACGCCAAAATACATGGAATGATCAAAACCCCGAGAAGACCATGTCGAGAGCACCGCGGATTTCATAGTCAGAGGCGGAAAGATCAGCGGCTGGCGCACCTTTTAACAAGGCAGAGGGGATCGCTGCCATCTCGGCAGTGTGCAGGACGTAATCGATACCATCGATTTTAAACAACGGTTCAAGACGGCCGATCGCCTTCAGGTCAGATGACGCACGGATGAGAGGTGCCACAACGCGGGATCCCGTATCAATCAAATCCGTCTGGAGGTCGAGCACAAGTCGCCCACGGGCAATGAGGTACACTTGAAACTGCCCCATCAGTCGATCTTCAACACCTGAAGATCCGCCAACGGTACACCATTGACCTCAATCCAAGCGCGGCGTTGCGAGATTGCCACAGCGTTCTCTTTGGCCCAAGTCTCAGACATCGCCGCGCGGACGGCCTTTGCGACAGCGGCATCACTGATCGCCGAGACGTTAAGACCCAACTCCCGCGCAGCCACGAGATTGGCCGCCGTAAGGGTGATGTTCGTGCGCTGCTTTTCTGTAGTGGTTCGCGGCATTAGGCCCTCCTGTCACATACGAAACATACACACTAGAAGTGTGTCAAACAAGAGCACCCCATGATCCTTGATGACTTCAAACGCCACCACAGCGCGCTGTTGGCTGCGCGCTACAGCGGGACCCGCAGCGTCAGCTATGATGGCAAGACCCTGACCTATGGCACGGATGCAGAGCTGGCCGCTGCGATCGGGGACATCGAACGCCGCATTGCGAAACTTGAGCGCGGCGCCGAGCGGATCTCTCGCCCCCATGCCGTAAAGGACCTGTGATGAATTGGCGGCAGCGCCTTGGGGCCTTTGTCGGTGGCTTTGATGCAGGCCAGCATCACCGCCGTCTGCGCGGGTTTCAAGCAACGCGCGCCCATGTGAATGCGCTGATTGCGGCGTCGGGGCCTGATATCACCGCCCGCGCTCGCTGGTTGGTGCGCAACAATGGCTACGCGGCCAATGCTGTTGAAAGCTGGGCCGCAAATACCGTGGGCGATGGGATCAAACCGATCTCACAAATTGCGGACGCGGCGCGCAAGGAAGAGCTGCAACGCCTTTGGCTGGCCTGGACCGATGAAGCTGACAGCGAAGGTCTGACAGATTTCTACGGGCTGCAGCGGCGTGCTGCACGTGAGGTGTTTCTGGCCGGTGAGGTCTTCTTCCGGATCAGGCCACGGCGCAGCAGCGACGGATTGTCGGTGCCCTTGCAGCTGCAGATGCTGCCAGCCGAGATGTTGCCGCTGCACCACACGGGAATGGCTGGCAATGGTAATGCCATCCGTCAGGGGATTGAGTTCGACCGGGTTGGACGCCGTGTGGCCTATCACTTCCTCCGACGGCATCCCGGCGACAGCACTGATCCAGGGCTATCGGGCGAAATGGTGCGGGTTCCAGCAAGCGAGGTGATCCATGTGATCGACCCGGTTGAAGCGGGGCAATTGCGTGGGGTCTCGAAGCTGGCACCCGCCATCGTAAAGCTGTTTCTGCTCGATCAATACGATGATGCTGAGCTCGACCGCAAAAAGGTGGCGGCGATGTATGCGATGTTCGTCACATCCCCTGCCCCGGAAAACCCCCTGCTACCGTCCGAGGATGACGACATGCTGGGCGGCTTCGAGATCAGCCCCGGCCAGGTCGTGCGGCTGGATCCGGGCGAGGATGTGACTGTGGGCCAGCCTGCGGATTCAGGGGCGACCTATGAGCCATTCCAATACCGCACGCTGCTACAGGTCGCCTCAGCGCTGGGCATTCCTTATCCTTATCTGACCAATGACATGGTGAAAGGCAACTTTTCGAACTCGCGACTTGCACTTATCGAATTTCGGCGTCGCGTTT